TGCGATTATATCCTGCATTTGCATGGTTACCCCAACCGTAGGCTGTATTCCAATTATCTGATGATCCGTCTGTTATAGAAATAGTTCCAACTTGTAAATGACCGTCAACAACTTTACTTGAAGCGTATTTTACAATTCTAACACCTTTATAACTACCATCAACAGCATTAGAGGATCTTTGCCCAATCTCCATCATTAGAGCATTGGCAGTAGTTCTATTTGGTAAGTAATGAGTAAATGTTTGTGTCCAATCATCGCCACTAGATCCTGCTTGAAAAGTCCATTGATTTGAAGCATTTCTAAACCAAGTATGACCTCCATGATCTTTTACGTCTATTGAATATGTTGATTCTGCTTGAATAGTTTCATGACCATGAGTAGGTAGAGATGTAAGATATCCACCGTCAGCATGGTTACCCCATCCGTAAGCCTCATTCCAATTAGCACTTGAGTCAGTAAAGTTTCTTGATGTATAAATAGTTTGCCAGTCACCTCTTCCTCCACCTGTAGCAGATCTAAAATATAGATCACTGTCTTGTTTGTCATTACTTGCTAAATCAAAACCTGCTGTATTACCTACAGTACTATATGATGTGTGTAAAACAAAATTTACAGATGTAGCATTGGGTATTGTTGAATCTGCCTTAGCGACTCTATAAAATCCACTTTTTAAATGACCTTCTGGATTCAATTGTGCTCCAGTTATAGAATCTGTACCTGTTGCGTTATCTCCATATATTACTCTAGAAGAATCAATACCATCTAATTTATCTGAATCTGCTGCCTTTGATGTTATACCCAAATAAAGATCTTTGTGATCTCCCCATCCATGTGCTGTAACTCCATTAGCGACATCTGTAACACTAAAATCTAAACTATGATGATATCTTCTCCAGTCAGACCATACACTGTTGTATCCTCTTGAATGTAAGTCTCCTGTTTGAAAATGAGTTGCTAATTGACCTGTTACATTACCACCATTACCAAAAGTAGATATAGCATAATGTGCATTTGTTGGGTTTTTAGTAGTAGGATTTATTCTTCTGCTTGAAGGTGTTTGATAATCAGGAGTTGATCCATCACTTACTTGCTTAACAAAACCTGTACTGTCAATACCATCTAGTTTTTCAGAGTCGGCAGCCTTAGCGTTAGATGCAAGGTAACCTCCTTCAGCGTGGTCACCCCAATTATATGCAGTATCCCAATTAGTGGAATTACTTCCTGATGCAGTTATTTTACCATCTAAGGTTAAATCACCATAAACTTGACCACCAGATCTTGGCATCATTATTTGAGACCAAAGGTGTGAGTTATAGTTGTATGCCCATAAATGACATATCCTAACATTGTTGTTAGGCTTATCTAGAGTATATCTGAATTTTGTAGTACCTACACCTGAATTTCCTGGTATATTAGTATAGACATCTTCATATGCATTATTAGTTTCATGAACACAAGTAACCCAAGCACCATTACTATATGCCTCGATCTTAACATCTTTACATCTCCAGGTAGAATTACCAAATCCAATTCCTACATATGCTCCATATGAAAGTGTTCTTGGAATATCAAATTCTATAACAACAGGCCCTGCTTCAAAGTCTGATGTTGGTATACCTGCCATTGTAGCAAGTCCATCAAACATAGAATCTATCTCTCCATCTGATAGAGATGTGTTTGTAAGAGTAAATTCAGATCCTCGCTTTCTAGCGTTACCTAAATCATTTGATAGATAAGCATTTGCTAATAGCCTTCCTTCTGAATGGTGTCCTGCAAAGTAATCTCCACCACCTTGATGAGAAGATATTACATACCTACCATCTATGTCCACAGTTTTATTTGTAGCACCTGATATGGTAAAAGTTATTTTACCATTTCCTGTGTCAAAAGAAACTCCGTTTAAATAATAGTTTGTGTTTGATGTAGAATATCCTGCATCTGCGTGGTTACCCCAACCGTATGCAGCATCCCATTGTGTCGAAGAACCTCCATCACTTTTTGAGATTACACCATCTACTGTTAAATCCCCTGCTACTTCTAACGAGTGAATAAATTCTATTGCCATGTCTTAATTGTTTTTAGACAGCAGCCGACAAAATGTTTACTTTTATTGTGCCCATTGCTTGATCCTTTGCAAATTCTAATAGGACTGTCTCCTTATCTTTTACTGTTACATCTGCATAAATTAACTTACCACCTTTGTACAACTGAACAATAATATTTTCTGTGCCTAAACCATGTGTAACACCAAAACTATTTGATGCTGATTCTTTTGGCATTAATGCAGAGTACGCTTTGTTCTTTACAGTATCTAATGTAATAGAAACATCTCCAAGATTAGTCATTGTACCAGAACCAGTTACATCACCTGTTAAGGTAATTGTTGGATCTGCTGTTAATTTAAAGTCTAAAGTTTGATCAGTTTCTTGATAAGTTACAGATAAACCAGTTTCTGTGTTACCAGTAACCATTTCACCTACAGCAGTTTTAGCATCATCAGCATCGAAAGTATTAATTTGCGATGTTAAAGCAATTGTTCCAGAAGCATCTGGTAGTGCTATTGATTGATCCTTTGTTGGCTCTTCAATAGTTAAAATTGTTTCAAACTCATCTGCTGTTGCTCCCTCAAAGACAAAAGCGTTTGTAACATTCACCTGCGTTTGGTTAACTGTTACAGTATCACCTTCAACACTAAGGTTTCCTTTAATTACAGCATTACCTTCAACTGAAAGATTTCCTTTTTTAGTTACAATATCTCCCTCTGCTGTAACTGTATTAAATGTTACATCACTATTTGTTGCAACTTTTTGTCCAATAGATATTTGACCTGTTGCACTTATAGAAACACCAGTACCTTCACTTATATAAGCCTGTACGTCTGCATCAGAGTATTGCGTGATAGTGGTTGCAATTTGACCATCAGTAATAGTAATACCTGTACCATTTGAAAAGTGTGCTCTTACCTCAGTAGAACTTGGCCCTGTGTAAGTAAATTTACCTGTATCTTTATCATAGGATAAACTACCATCACCACCTGTATCAGACACCTCAAACATTGCTCTTACCTCAGACTCAGTTAAGGTTTCCCCTAGAGTTACCCAAGCAGATCCATCGTAAAATCTAAACTTGCCAGTTGTTGTGATAAATACAGCCTGTCCTGCGACTGGTGCTGTTCCTGTTTCATCGGTTGCGTTAAGTTCTTTGAACGCATCGCTTGTTATGTTGTCTATTACGACATTTTTTACTTGATTCTGATTGAGATCAAGATGATGTAAAAAGTCTATTGCCATGATGTATTAATTTAGATATACCTTTCCAGAGGTTAATGTGTTAAATGTTATTTTTATAATGTTCAAATTTAAGTATTCTACAGCACCATACACAATATTTTCATAGTCGTCAACGAGTGTAACTGTAGGTTTTTTATTTAGTTGATGTATCACCTCCCATTCATGCAATGGTGTAGGGAATTTTTTTTCATACGTTGCAAAAGGATTGTATGTAGGAATATTTGTTATTTTATTCCAATCTGCTGAAGGTGCAAAAGTAATAACATCAACAGGTATTAGTTTATCTCCTTGGTGTTCTCTAGGTACATTGTTCCTTATAACATCTAGTATGTTTCTTAAAATTTCTGTAGTATCTTGATTTGTAAGATTGGCAGCCAACCTATCTGTAAGGTGCTGAAAACTAGTAACTACAAACTCATAATCCTTATTGTATTTATCGAATAAAGATCTATTGTATCCATCATATGTTTCCATAAGATTTCTTAAAGTGTCTATATAAGACAAAACCTCTATCCTTGTAGGAGTTGAATAAACATCCGTAACTATTGAAGAAGAGAATCTAATTTTTACTGATACCCAACTAAATTGAGTGTTGGTGTATACACAGTTTACGTCTAAATAAGTTTGGTAAGTTGTATCAAAGTAATTTCCTTCTATATCACTTAGACTGTAGGTTCTTTCTTTTGAACCATTTCCAAGACTTGTATATGAAGGGATTTCTAATGTTTGGTTTGGATATGATGATGTGAATACTCTTGTTATTTCATTTAAAGTATAGTTAGTAACATCATAACTAGGGGTTTCATCTACAACCTGAACTAAGGGTGTAAACTCGTCTATTTTATTTTTTACTACTGAACTTATGTATTCAAAATTAAAATTAAATTGTTTCTGTCTTTTCACTAGTTCATCATCTCCAACAGTAAAGTAATACTCAACTATATAATTACCTTCAGCGACTTTTCCGTCTGAAGAAGATAATGGTAATGTGAATTCATACACAGAAGATATATTAGAAATATCAGGAGTTTCAAAGTCTGGTTCTCTTACTATACCGTCTGGCCTGGTTATTCTAATAAAAATTTTTATATCTTTCTGAACATGACTAAATGTAGAGTTATCCCTCACATCTAGTGTAGGGGATGAGGTTAGATCAAACTGTATCTTAAAATCTACAGATACCTCTCCAGTATCATTTTTAAATGTGCTCATACATATTTTAGAATAAAAAAAGTCGGCTTCAGTAATAATTACCTTGGCCGACTTTCAAAACAAACCAACAACAAATTATTTTAGCAATTTTACGATTTCTTCATAAACTGATTCCCCATTTTTGTTACTCAAAACAAAGTTAGTGAACCCTTGTAAATAACTTGACTTGGAAGATCTTGGTACTTGTACAATAGTTTCACCAGTTCCTACCCAAACAAAAGAACTAGAGGCTTTGTCAAACTTAATTATTTTTTTATCTATTGCTTTCTTTACGTTAGACTGAATAGACTTGTTTTTATCCTTACTAAGTGCAATGAATTGTTTAGGATCTTTTTCAGCCATAGTCTCTAACTCGTCTCTTAAAACAGAAATATCTCTTGTCTCATCTTTATTCATGGAAGAAATAAATTCTCTCACCTCTGATGCACTTAATTCAGCAGCAACATTCATTGCATCTCTTCTAAGCGATCTTTGTGACCTAGACTCCTTAGCGACTCTAGTTGGCTCTATTAGTTCAAACAAAGGCTTAATTGATGTATCTCTGTTTGGATTAGACTTATTGTAATTAGATAGCATTAAGTATTCAAAGATTTCTCTATCTCCTGTCTTATTACCTCTCAACATTAGTTTACCTTGAGTCTGCTTAGTAAAAGCAATAGGCTCAATTACTGGTGTACCACCTATACCTAATGACTTAATGTTAGCAATATCCACATAGTCGTCTTTCTTTGGATCATATATCCTGTCAACTTTTGGCATGAATGCTATTGAAGGCATAATAAACTGACCTTTGTTATTTGGATCAGGTTTAATGTCTAAATATTGAAACACTTTTATATCTGTTCTTTTTAGAACAGGTATTGTTTCTACGTTGTTAAATTCTTTTGTTTTTATCATAATTGTTGAAGTTTAAAAAAAAGAGGGGAGGGTTAACTCCCCCCTTCTAAGGTTTATAAAAGATTCTTAGAATCCTGTTACAAGTGCACAGTGTTCTTTTCCTAAAACCTCAAGGCCCATAATAGCCTGATAGTTTACGTCAAGAATTGCATCAGCACTAGTTGGAGTTGGAGCAAGTCCACCTGTCAATGTTTCTCTGAAAGAGAAGTTGTTTCCATCTCCTTCTAAGTAACGTACTTGTAGGTAATCTTGTGATCCACCACCACCTGCTGTTTTAACTTGTCCTGTAGGTACAAGATAAATTTCACCAGATCCAGTTACTGTCGATCCTAGTTCGTTGTGATCTAAGATTGACATTTGCTTCTTGTTCCAAGTTCTTCCGTATAGTTTGAACTTATCTACACCTAAATCGATGCTTCTTCCATCAACAGAGAATCTTGCAGAAGTTAATCCAGAACCGTCTAGACCGTTTAATGCATTATCAATTTTGATGTTAGCAGAAGTACCAACCCACATCCAGTAATCTTTTGGTGCTCTTGCTTTGTTTAAAGCAGAAGTAAGATCTTGTAATGTAGTTAGAACATTTGTGTTAAAGTCATATGGTGATCCTGATTCCAAGATACCACCTGCTTTTAACTCTTCTCTAAGACCGTTTGTAGTCTGTACAGCGTTTCCGTCAATATTCATATCTCCCACAGATGCTCCTGCGTAGAAATCTCCAGAACCTTTACCAAACATTAATGAGTTAGAGATATCACCTCTAAATCTTTGTAACGCTTCGTAAGTTCCTTTGTACATGAAATAAGGCTTACCTTTATACTCAACAGTTACTTTAGATGCTTTTGCAACATCTGAAATTCTGTATTTGTTTTTAAAGATTTGCACTCTATTTGATTGCTTAGTCAAACCGTACTTGATTGGATCTGGAGAACCAGAACCTTCACCCTGTGCGTTTGAGAATACAACAAATTTATCACCTGCTGCATTGTAGTCAGATGCATCACCTGCACCATCTACTGGTACAAAAGTTACTCCTGCTGCTCCAATAGACTTAATTAAGTAGATGTTACCTGAAGTACCCATCATTAAGTCACCAACTCTTGCTGTACCTGTAGAAGAACAAGCGATGTCTGCTTGTTGTCCTGTACCTGCACCTGCTTCTGAGATAGTTACTACGTTATCCTTATACAACGCTTCATTTACAAATGCGTGGTATACTGGCTGACTTACTGGCTTTAGTTTTAAAAAAGACTGCATTACGTCAAGGAATGAATCCTCTTCGTTTTGTACGTCTAAGACGCTTGATAAGATCTCTCTTCCTTGAACAAAAGAATGGCTCAAGAAACTAAGTGAACTTATATAATTTGAATTTTCCATTTAATTTTAATTTTATTATTTAACGAATGATTTTTACGTCTGAGTCCCCTCTACTCAGTGCACCCATTAAACCCTCTAAAGGATTTGTAGATGCTTTATAATTCTGCTGTGCTTTTGTAGGTTTCGTAGGGTTTTTCAAATCTGAAACAACCTTTTCTTGACCTATTTCTTGCCCATGAGAAATAAGGGATGAATCGTAAACGTCAGGATCTGAAGCATATGCCAGGACTCTATACCATTTGTCAAAGTTGATGTTACCTTCTTGATCTTTAAATAAATTAAAGAACTTATTGTTATCTACAGTCATTTCCTCTAATTGCTTAGGATCATCAATTTCATAAGAAAACTTTTCACCGTTATAGTCAACTAATATAGACTTGTTTTCAAGTATATTCTTAGTGCTAGGATTAGTGTTTACAGTTTCAATCCACTTTGAATTTATTTCATCTTGGTCTACTTGAGACTCTTCAGTTTTAGGAGGAGATGTAAATTTCTTCTGTTCGTCAACAAAAGAAGACCTTAGTTTATCAGCATCTGCTTTAAGCAGTTCTTTACCAAGTTCTACCTCGTCCTCGTCATACTTATCCTCGTCTAGTGAATATTTATTAATTATGTCACGCTGATACAATCTTTCAATTGCTTTATCAGATAGAGTAGGGTTGTCTTGTTTTAAGTTACGTCTCATAACTTGTTGATCAGACATCTCCTCATAATTAATAGATGTTGCCTCTAGATAAGGTGTAAGGCTTCCGTTTGCATTATAATATTCGACTGCACTTTTGATGTAGTCATCTTTAAATTGAGCATCTGACGAATCTCTCATTCGTTTGTACTCTTCAAAAAAGTCTTCTAAAGTTTCGGCTTTACCTCCACTTAATTCTTTTGATAAACTATCTAGTTGCTGAAACAACTCATCTGGTTTACCTATTTTATCTTCTTCAGAAGTTTCCTCTTCTTGTTCCGATTCCTCTTCTTGTTTAGGTTCGGTTACCTCTGTTTCTTGATTAGGGGTATCACTTACCTCTGTTTCTTTTTCTAACTCTTCAGCAGCATCTGTTAATGCTTCGTTAGGTTTCTCTTCTTCGGTGTTGTCAGAATTTAATTCAATTTCCTGAGTTTCACCGTTTTCATCTATCGTTTTAAATTCAGATAGATCAAAGTTGTCTTCAATTTCTGCCATAATTTTATGTTGTTTGTTTCAAAATTATTATTATATAGTTTTAGATTATGAATTTTTTACAATTCAGTTCCAGGTTGTTCTATCATTTTCATACCTATCTCTTTGGTAGGCAAGTTGTTAATAGCGTTCTGTTCTAGATTAGATGCTTGTTTCATCTCTTCTATTTGTATTTCAAATTTATATTTCTCTTGCTGTAATTTTGATTGTAACTCTGCTTTGAGTTTCTCCATCTCCATTCTCATTTGAGAGTCCATTTGAAGAGTTTGTTGCTTTGCTTGTTCAGCAGCCTGTGCAGATTGTTGTTGTATCTGGCCATTCATCTCTTGTTGACGAATTGCTTTCTGTTCTGCCTCTTCTCTTTTCTTTTTAATTCTGTATGCTAATACTTGCTGTGCTTGTTTCAAGTTTGTTATTTGCTCAATATAAACAGCATCTTCAAAATCAACCTGTCCTTGAGCAACGCTTCCTTGAAGAATTTGCATTAGTCTTTGTTTTTGTTCTTCAGTTGGTCTGTCTTCAATTTTTACTCCAAACTCATGCTTACCAACATCAGCAGACATTTTAAAGAATTTCATTGTTTTTTTACCAAGAGATCTTACATATCCTTCTATTGGATTTATTCTCACACTATCTTGTAGCCTAACAATACATGAAGATGCAAGTTGTTCTAAAAGATATCTCTCACCTTGTTCTATATGTGCTAAGGCATTATTAGTTGCTTGTGCTGCTAATTTTGCAGTAGTTGTTAAAGACCTTGCATCAGGAGTTGATCCATCTGTAAATTCATTTAGACCTGTAATCTGACGAATCATTTATATATTATTCTGTATAACAGTGTAATAAGAAACAGCATCTCTACCAAGTCCATTTTCTAGTTCTTCAATAGGTCTGTAGTTTGTCGGTTTTCCACCAATATCGTTTCTCCTATAAACTAAAGTACCAGTCTTATTAAATAAGTCTATGACATCTGTCGGCTTCATTTGATTACCACCAGATCCTAATGGAATATCTTCTAACGCACCTAATTCAATCATAATACCTTTTGGTCTTGCCTGATTGATTGTGTTTTGTAGTCTATACCAAGATATCTGAATTTGATCAGCAATTGGAATCAATTGTTCCATTATTCCCAAAGGCTTCATGTTATGGTAATCAGGAGCAAATAAGTGATATGAAAGATCAGTATCCATAAGTTTGGATTTTACTCTCTTCATGTCATTACACAATCCATAGTCAAAACAAAATGGTGAATCTACAATCCATGATATTTTATAAACTGTTTTATAAGATGATCTTGTAAATTTCTTTTTCTTTTTATTGTAACTATTGTAACCTGCTCTACCAAACCTTTTGTTTCCTCTCTTGTCTGTTCTAGACTCATGAACCATTTCGTCAACAGAGAAAAATTCCAAATCAAGAACTAACACTTTTCTATCATCGTAATTCTTGTAATATTTCTTATTAGATGGAAACATTTTTGAGTCTCCCTGTCTTCCTGAAAACTCCTCTGCAATAGTTTGATATTCTTTTTCGCTTATTTGTTCACCTGCTCTCTGCTTTAGATCAGATATGCTCATCTCAGTCAATTCACCAATGTGGATTTTGTCAGAAAAGTCTCTTTTATTACAGTGAGATATTAAAATTTTAGAAGGATCTATAACTCTAATTTTTACAGCACCATTACTGTCGATATACTCTTTGTAACCTGCAACACCAAAATCAAACAAATACTCCATGACTTGTTTTCTTTTTTCATCCATTCCATTTGTGTGAAAAACAAGGTCGATTCCTTGTTCCATCTCAATAGATGCATTATGCTTATAGGTATAATCCATGTGCATCTCAAGTTCTTCATCGTCTTGAGGTTCACCTTGTTTGTGTTTTAAGGCACTAAACTCTTCCATTCCTGGAGCAGATTTAGAGATTGCTTTTCTAAGATCCATTTTTGCTTTAGATCTTCTATAGTAATCTTCAATATCTGATTGTGCTACTGCATCAATTGGAGTTGCAGTTATATTATATTCTGTTTTATTTAATTTACCTAAAGCAATTCTTCTGAATTTAGGTACAATAGGAAGCACTGACCAGTCAATTGCAAACCAAGATTCATTGTCTGTTTCATCTACATTAAGTAAACTCTTGTATTTGTTTATAGACTGATTACCTTGAGCATAATCTTTTATCCTTGGATAAGAACCTCTGTTATTATGAAATGACTGTGTTCCATGGTTAGTGTAGTCATACCATGCTGCTTTTGCATATGATAAACACCATTCTTTATTTTTATCCCTTGGATCAACTACATGATTAGGATAGTTTGCTTTGGTTTCTGATTTAATCATCTTACCTTATGTCTTTTAAATATATTTTTTGCTTCAACTAGAGACTCTTTTGAAAATTGGTTTTTTAATAATATATGCTTATCAGCAATCAACGTATATCCTGCTGCCATTGCTGCATCAAATTTTGTTGTTTTACTAATATCAAACTCTAACCAATCTTTTAATAATTCTTTAAAACACACATTCTCAATGTGCGACTCTATATAATCTTCAGTCACTTCTGCTATTTGCTGATGCGTTCTAACAGATCCACTTAATCCAGGCTTCATACTTCCTGGTAGGTACATTAAGAAAGCAGCGTAACCCCTGTCTTCAAAATATGTTTTTATACCTACCTTATTATCCTCGAACAATAAATCACAAGAATAATAATGACAACACTTCAAAACATCTTCATAAAATTGTCTTGCTGTACTTGGTCGGTAAATATATTCAACTATAAATGAACTGTCATAAATATTTGATACTGAGTTGTGTTTCTTGTAAACGTAGAATGCACAGTTAGACCTCCTATTGTCTACAGTGCTATCATGATCATAGGGATCGCACCCCATAACAAACTCAGTTTTTCTTGTAGGTAAATAATTTTTACCTCTTTTTATTACTCTATTCGCATCTTTCTGATCCTCAAATAAATAAGAAACTTTAAATCTTCCATTACTCATTGGTTTAAAATCAACATGGCCTGTTTCTCTATCTCCAACCCATTCAAAATTTCCTACAGTATATGCGTTTTCATTCCATGATAACCTGTCTATTTGGTTATTTAACTTCATTGCATTGAATAAAGACTTTTCACCATCTATTCTAAAAGCCTCTTCAATAGTAAATGGATTCCTTCGTATAATGCTTGACAGAGCACGATCATCATTAATAAGATTTGTACGTTCAGCCAAATAATATTCCTTAGCACGATCTTCGTCAGCATAACCGTAGTCATCAAAGTAAAGGGTTTTGTAAGAGGGTGTGAAAAATCTGAATAAACCACTGGGAGTTCTACCTTGAGCATTTCTATTTTCTTGATCACTATTATCCCAAAGCCTTTTAAAAGACTAACCACCAGATTCCATCTCCTCGACAGTGGTTGTATAAAGTAATTTTCAAATGTATTCTCCATCCAATTCAGAACAGAATCTAACAACATTGTGCCTTTCCCAGACATCCACTTCCAT